ACAAAGTGTGTTGGTCAAATCAGCCAACGACTTGATCACATTGGAAAATCCCAACTATCAATATGCCGCAGCAAGATTGCTGCTGTATGATCTAAGAAAACAAGCACATGGTGATTATGAATACCTACCATTGTTAAAACTGATCATTAGAAATATTAGATCCGGAGTGTATGATAAAACCATATTGGACAAATACAACAAGACCGAAATTAAAAAACTTAACACGTGGATCAGAAGAGACAGAGATTTAGATTTCACCTATGCAGGACTGAGACAGATTGTGGACAAATATTTGGTGCAAGATCGTTCATCAGGAACACTGTACGAAACACCACAAGACATGTACATGATGATTGCTGCCACATTGTTTATGAACTATCCTGAAAAGAAAAGAATGCAGTATATTAAAAAATATTATGATGCTATATCCACTCATAAGATCAATATTCCCACGCCAGTGATGGCAGGTGTTAGAACTCCCATTCGTCAGTTTGCCAGTTGTGTACTGGTTGACAGCGACGATACTCTTTCTAGTATTTTTAGCAGCGACATGGCCATTGGACTGTATGTGGCAAGACGTGCGGGTATTGGTATCAATGCTGGCAGGATCAGAGGCATCAACTCAAAAATAAGAGGTGGAGAAGTACAGCACACAGGAGTGATTCCATTCCTTAAGAAATTTGAAAGCACAGTGAGATGTTGCACACAGAATGGAGTGAGAGGTGGCAATGCCACTGTACACTTCCCTATCTGGCACACAGAGATTGAAGACATACTGGTATTAAAAAATAACAAAGGTACTGAAGATAATCGAGTACGAAGAATGGATTACAGCATACAGATTTCTAAATTGTTCTATGAAAGATTCATTAATGATGAAGAAATTACTTTATTCTCTCCACATGAAGTGCCTGGATTATATGATGCATTCGGCACAGATGAATTTGATGATCTATATCGAAAATATGAAATGGATAAAAAGATTCCTAAAAAAACCATTAGAGCACAAGAACTATTTTTTGATCTATTAAAAGAACGAGCAGAAACAGGCAGAATCTACATAATGAATTTGGATCATTGTAATTCACATTCTTCATTTAAAGATAAAGTATCCATGAGCAATCTCTGTCAAGAAATTACATTGCCTACCACTCCTATTAAACACATTGATGATGAGAAAGGTGAAATAGCATTGTGTATATTGAGTGCTATCAATGTGGGTATAATTAATGATTTGGATGAATTAGAACCTCTGTGTGATCTAGCAGTGAGAGCATTGGAAGAAATCATAGACTATCAACAGTATCCAGTCAAAGCCGCAGAAGTATCCACCAAAGCAAGACGTTCACTGGGCATAGGTTATATCGGATTGGCACACTATCTTGCCAAACAGGAAGTAAAATATCATCACAAAGCCGCTTGGGAAGCAGTAGATAAACTCACCGAAGCATTTCAATTTTATCTATTAAAAGCCAGCAATCAATTGGCACAAGAACGAGGTGCTTGTGCTTTGTTCAACAGAACCAAATACTCAGATGGATTGCTGCCCATAGACACTTACAAAAAAGAAGTGGATGAGATTGTGCCACACAAAACCAGAATGGCCTGGGAGCAATTAAGAAAAGATATCAAACAGTATGGATTAAGACACAGCACATTATCAGCACAGATGCCCAGTGAAAGTTCTTCTGTGGTTTCCAATGCTACCAACGGTATTGAACCACCCCGAGCATTGTTGAGCATTAAAAAAAGTAAAAAAGGCCCACTTAAACAAGTGATACCAGGATATCCCAAGTTAAAAAATTCATACACACTGCTGTGGGAAATGCCCAGCAATGATGGATATATTAAAGTTGTGGCCATGATGCAGAAGTATTTTGACCAGGCCATATCAGGCAACTGGAGTTACAATCCATTAAACTATGACAACAATGAAGTGCCGCTGAGTGTGATGGCTGGTGACATGTTGAATGCTTACAAATATGGATGGAAAACATCCTACTACCAAAATACCTATGACTTCAAAGGCGATGAAGAAGATCTACAACCATCCGGCATTGAAACCATTGATGCCAAAGATGGATCAGAAGACTTGACATTGCCAGAAAAAGACGCTAAAGTAATCACAGCATCCTCAGATGAAGCTGATTGCGATGCTTGTGCAATCTGATGGAACAGAATAATAATATGTATAGAAGCAGTGACGATAAATTTTTTGCTGGAGTTTGTGCTGGATTGGCACATAAAATGGGCTTGAGCAAAATAGGATTGCGAGTTGCATTTGCTTTGGGCACATTATTTTTTTGGTTGCCATTGATAGTTTATATCGTGTGTTGGATGATTTTTCCAGAACGTCCCACTCACAACAATAAAAAAATATTAAAAGGATAATGAGCAAAACAATTTTCAATAGAAATGAAGTGGATTGGAGCAAAGAACCCATGTTCTTTGGAGAAGATTTATCTGTGCAAAGATACGATGTGTTCAAATATCCACAGTTTGACAAACTGAATCAGACCATGCTGGGGTACTTCTGGAGACCCGAAGAAGTATCGCTGCAAAAAGATAGATCAGATTTTGCTGGATTCAGACCAGAACAAAAACACATATTCACTAGCAATTTAAAATATCAAACACTGTTGGATTCTGTGCAAGGCCGAGGACCTAGTTTAAATTTCCTACCTTATTGTTCCAATCCAGAACTGGAAGGCTGCATTGTGACTTGGGATTTCTTTGAAACCATACACAGCAGAGCCTACACACACATCATGAAGAATGTTTATTCAGATCCATCAGAAGTATTTGACACCATATTGAACGACAAAGAGATCACCAAGCGAGCAGTATCAGTCACAGAAAATTATGACAAGTTTGGCGAACTGGCACTGCAATACACAGTGAATCGCAAAGGCTCAGTGGAAGAATTAAAAAGACAATTGTATTTGGCCATGGTGAATGTGAATCTACTGGAAGGTTTAAGATTCTATGTATCATTTGCTTGTACCTTTGCATTTGGAGAATTGAAACTGATGGAAGGATCTGCCAAGATACTTTCATTGATTGCCAGAGACGAAGCCACACATTTAAATTTGACCACACACGTGATCAAAGCATGGCAAAAAGGTGATGACAAAGATATAGTAAAAATAATCAAACAGGAAGACAAAACTGTGATTGAGATGTTCAAAAAATGCGTGGAAGAAGAAAAGGCTTGGGCAAGACACTTGTTCAGAGATGGCAGCATCATAGGTTTAAATGAAAGATTATTGGGACAATATGTGGAACACATTGCCAATAAAAGATTGAAAGCATTGGGGTATGATGCTGAATTTGATACTCCGGCTAATCAAAATCCTCTGCCTTGGACCTCACATTGGTTAAGTTCCAAAGGTGAACAGATAGCCCCACAAGAAACAGAAATAACTTCTTACATAGTGGGCGGTATCAAACAAGATATCAAAAAAGAGACGTTCTCCAAATTCAAACTGTAATCAAAACACAAAACACATTGACACTGTGCTATTAAATAGTGTATAATACAAGCATATCAATGAAATCAAACAAAACCATAGTGTGGAGCAAGATGCAATGTCCTTACTGTGACATGGCCAAATCATTGTTAAAAAACAAAGGCATTGCTTTTGAAGAAAGAATGATAGGTGCGGATTGGACCAGAGAACAACTGTTGGAAGAAATACCACAAGCAAGAACAGTACCACAAATTATATTGAATGGTGAATACATTGGTGGATATGATCAATTGAAAGCACATTACAACAAACAGGATAACCAATGAAAAGTTACTTAAAAGACCTTACTAACACAGACGTGGTCACTATTAAATTAAATTCCAAAGAGGAAATTATTACAAGATTGTCTGAAATCACAGAAAATGAATTATTGTTACGCAAACCCATGTGCATGATACAAACACAGAGTGGAGTGGGCATGATACCATGGATAATCACAGGTAATCCCAATCATGACATATGGCTGCAAACCGACAGCATTATGGCATTGGTAAAAACTCAACCAGATCTTGCCAGCAACTATATAGAAAGCACCACAGGATTAAAACTGTAATGGCCAATAAATTGATACTTCTGGATGTGGATGGAGTGCTGTTGGAATGGGAACAGGCGTTTGATTCTTGGATGTCCAGTCAAGGCTATGAAAAAACTTCTCAAGACACTTATGATGTGGGATCACATTATGATCTATCAGTGGAAGCCAGACAATTATTAATACAGATTTTTAACGAAAGTGCCAGCATGAGATATTTAGAACCCATAGATGGTGCTGTGGAATATGTGAAAAGATTGCATCAGGACGGCAATACCATTCATTTGATCACCAGTCAATCACTGTTGCCCATGGCCAATCGTGCCAGACAAGACAATCTCAAAGAATTGTTTGGAGATATTTTTGAAAAGATTGTATTTTTGGATACAGGTTCCAGCAAAGACGAAGCATTGTCTCGTTATCCCAAAGGCAGTTATTGGGTGGAAGACAAACCAGAAAATGCTGAGTCAGGAGTGAAAGCAGGCATGATTGCCATGCTGTACACACAACCACACAATAAGAGTTTCAAGCACAAAGACGTCACTAGATGTGACACTTGGAAAGAAGTGTACCAATTTATTTCGGCAAAATAATTTGGTGAAATACAAGGTTGCTTCAATCTTGTATAACCGGTATACTAATGATGAGTTTAACAAACTCATTATGATATCATAACAAAAAGGAGAAACATAATGGCTACACACGATGAAATAGTTCAAGCATTTGAATCGTACAAGACCGAGTCTGAAGCTTTTGAAACCAAAGGCGTAAAGGCAGCGGCTGCTAGAGCAAGAAAAGCTCTGGGAATTCTTGGCAAAGCTTCTAAAGCAAGAAGAAAAGAAATCCAAGAAAAAAAGAACGCGATGTAATTCGAACAGATAGGGCTCTTAGAGCCCTATCACACAGTTTCCACCTAGATATATAGAATTTCGTATAAATAAACTCATAATAACAATAAAACAAGAAGTATAATGAATCAAGGTAAAGTTAAGTGGTATAACGCCGCTAAAGGTTACGGTTTTATCACTCCAGACGATGGCAGTAAAGATGTGTTCGTACACGCATCTGCTCTAAGAAGTGCCCAATTGGAAGTGATCACAGAAGGTCAAGCCATCAGTTATGAATTGATTGAATCTCGTGGAAGAACTGCTGCCGGCAATCTAAGACTGATATAATCACACAGTAATACAACTTACATCCGTGACACAGCACAATCATCTATTGACAATCACCACAGAATATGTTTAAATACTGATGTAGGCGATGAAGTGATTGTAATAATCATATAGGACCGGGCTCGATGCCCGCACCTCCACCAAATTCGCTCACGTAAAACATAATCATGTTATGCTTCACGGGGGTGAAAAGAATCGACTAGTGATGAAAAGATCATGGAGTTTACCAGTGAGGGCTCTGTAAAGGCTCAACATTACAAATGCTAACAAGCGTTTCGTATCAGAAGTAAAAGTTCCTTCTAACTTTTTTGTTGGATCAGAACTATTGGCAGCATAAAAACCTGCTACTTCGGAGAGTGATCACACTTGGCAACAGAACGTGATCAGTGGTGGGAGGCAACTCCCACCGTTAAATTCATCACAAAACCCGCATAAAATAACAGTTCTTAGAGCCTTGACAATGGATAATTAATAGTTTAACATTGTATTAACTTTATGAATTTTATAACTTTTAAAACAAGAGCTAAAATTTGGTCATTCAGATTTTGGCGTTGGTGTAAACAGTACAAAAAGGAATTGAGCATCGCAAGTCTGATGCTGGCATCATTCTATTTGGGCACATGGTATCCTAATAATAATGTGCAGAAACAAATCACCACAGGTCCCATTGAAGAATTACGCAAAACAGCCAAAAGTTTAGGCTTGGCTGAACCCATGATGAACTATCACAATCAAAGCACATTTATTGCGGCTGTGAGCAAATGTATAGATTATGTGGAGTTTGGGTTGCCTAGAGATCAGCACATACCCAAAGCCATCATAATTGCCATGGCCATGATGGAGTCAGACAACGGCAGCAGTAGATTTGCATTGGAAGGCAATAATCTATTTGGAATAAGAACTTGGGATCCAGCAGAACCACAAATGAAAGCATACTATCAATTGAATGCCAAGTGGGGATTAAAAAAATACAGAACCAAATGTGCCGCAGTGCAAGACATGATG